CGGCGCTGTATGCGAAATGTGCCGTGCTGCTCGCCTGCCCCGAGGTGGCGACGAATTGGGTGCCATCCCAAATGACGTACCCCGGCAAATTGCCGGTCCCCGGCGACGGGAAGGTAAAGGCAACCGCCGACCAGGTGGCGCCGTGGTCATCGGAATACTTGATGACCGATGCGTTGCTTGTGGCCGCGCCGCCATTGAACAGCAGGACCAGCCGGGTGCCGTTGCTGGCCAGTCGCGGATTGACCGGGACATTGCCGTTGTAGCTGCCGCCCACCGACCACGAATCGCCCCAATCCGTCGACACCCCGACCGTGGCGGTGTAGCGGCTGGCCACGACCAGCCGGGTGCCGTGCACGGCAATCGTGCTGGCGTATGACGCCGTAGAAGCACTGGGCACCGACCACGACACGTCCAGGTGCGAGGATCGGCGCAGCATCGGGAAGCCGTCGCCGGCCAGGAAGATGTAGCCGCCGCCAAACGCCATCGCCCCGGTGATGTTGTTGGGTGCGTTGATGCTGGTCCAGTTCGCGCCACGATCCAGCGAATACGAACAGCCGGAGCTGGCCGTCTGCGCCACGTAGGTGACGTCATCGGCGTGGTACAGGTAGCCGGCAAAGCCGGGATTGGCCTGCTGCGTGTTGGTCGTCAGGTCATCGCTGAGCAGGAACGTGAAATCCGATACCGGCGAAATCAGCCACTCGGGGATGAGCACGGCCTCGACTTCTGCGGTGTCATTCACGGTCGCCGACTCTCCGAACGCATCCGTGACCCCGACCGTCCACGCATAGCTGCCAACGGTCGTGTAGGTGCCGCTGTAGGTGCCGTCTGGATTGAGCGTCAGGCCGGGCGGGAACGTGCCGGACAGCACGGTGACCGGACCGTAGGGTTCAAAGCCGCCCGTGACCGTGTACGCGCCGCTGACGGCCTCGCCGACGTCGCCGTCCGGGACGTTGCCGGTGATGGCCAGCGGCGGCGCGTCGATCTCGAACGAGCGCACCGCCACCTCCGGCTGGCCGGTGTCGAACACCAGTTCCAGCCGCGGCATCTTCACCGCGTTCTGGTGGTCGTGGATGACCGGGCCGGTCAGTTCGGACACCATCTCGATGTCGTGCTCGAGCGGGTAGTCCCAGTCCAAGTCCCACAGCTTGCCGTGCTGGAAGTCGCCCGCGATCCAGCGGTTGCGCCAGAAGGCGGTGCCGGTGACGCGCCAGCGATCAAACCCGTAGGACTCGCGGCGGTGCCACTGGAAGCCCGGCGGCTGCGACACGTCGTAGCCCCAGGTCTGCCCGTCCGGGAACGTCCAGTAGGCGACCGCGTGCCCGGCCGACTCCCATGCGAAGCCGAACGCCTGCGCCCAGTTGAGGCCGATAATCGCCTGCTCGATCGGGCGCGTGCTGATCCGGCGCGGCCCGTAGCCGTCCAGGATGTAGAACTTGCCGTCGTTGCCGAGCCAGAAGACCGTGTTGTCGAGATGTACGACGCCGTAGCGGCTCGCGCACCCGCGCTCCATCGAGATGCGCTTGCTGCGGAACGGCTGCTGCGCGGCGCCCGTGTTCTCGAAGAACTCGCCCGAGCTTTCGGAAAACAGGATCAGGTCGTTCTGCGTGCGGGCCAGCGCCACCAGCAGGTCGGGCGAGACTTCCGACGTGAAGCGGTCCAGCGTGTTGTAGGACAGGCCGTCCGCCAGGTCGGAGTTGAACGCATACCGGCGCGCCGGTTCGATCTGGACGAAGTAGCCGTCCATGAACAGCGCGTCCATCGCGCCCGGATAGCCGTCGTCGGTGATCGGCGCGAAAGCCTCGGTGACGGTGTTGAAGATGAAGCCCGCCGAGCCGTTGACGACCAGCAGTTCGTTGCCGCCCGTGATCTGGTTGTGGGCGAACCGGGTACGGCTCACGCCCGGTATGGTGCCGATCACGCTGGCCTCGGTCGGGTCGACCCGGTACAGCGTGTCGCCCATGACCGTGAACAACCGGCCCTCGGCGTTGTAGACCCCGCGCACGGGATCGACGGCGATGCGCGCGAACGGCGACAGGCCGGGCGGCGTCTTCGCCATCACCAGCGAGCGCGTGCCCTGACTCTCGGACGCCGCCGGCAGCCAATTGACGATGTCCTGCTGCGACCACGGCCGCGACTCGTCGGCGTAGAAGCCGCCGATGAAGGGGATCGGAGAGGCGCGCACGTCAGCCCACTACGCCGCCGTTGACGAGGCCACCGGTATGCAACCCGCTGGCATCGGGGATCGGAACCGCGACGATCGGCCGGATCGGCGTCGCCACCGCCTGATCGCGGCGCAGCGCGTTGTGGCCGGTTTCGGCCATCGCCGCCAGCACGGGCGATGGCTCGGTGCCGTAATCGGGCGACAGTTCGATGGCGAGGTTGGCCGCCACGGCGGTTTCCGCCTCGGGCGGAATCGGCGCGTCCTGCGACGGACCGGTGACCGGCGACCAGCCCAGCGCGAGGCCGTTGGCCTCCCAGCGCGCCAGCATCGCGTTGAGGGCTTCGATGCCGCCGGCCATGTCCTGCGGCTTCACCGACTGCATCGGGTCCACCACCTGGATCATCCGCAACGCTCGGGTGACGAGCTTGGCAACCGTGGTCATGCGGATCTCCGGAACGTGTGTTTGCCGACGTGGCCGAGCGGTGCGGGGTGCAGCCAGATGCGACCGCCGGCGGCGCGGAAGTCTTCACAGAACGCGTAGTCCTCGCCCCAGTACTGGCCGGCGCGAACTCCGCAGTTGAAATAGCAGCGGATGCCGTCCGCCTCGGGCGGGTCCATGCGCGCGAATGCCTCGCGACGCAGCCGCAGGAAGCCGGTGCCGATGCGGGCCACCTCCTGCAACTCGCCCTCCATCACCGGCGGCACGATCGGCACGCAATTCAGGCGGCCGGAGCCGTCTTTCTTGACGTAGCCGCCACCTACCGCCTCGTGCGGCAGGTGCAGCATTCGGTAGAAGTCGGCGCCTTCAAACTCGATGTCGGCGTCGATGAAGAACAGCACGTCGCAGTCCGACCGCAGGAACCGGTCGGCGATCTCGTTGCGCGCCTTCGCGATCAGCGAGCAATGGCTGACCAGGTCCAGTTCGATCTCGACGCCGGCCGTCTGACACACCAGCGCCCCGACCAGCAGCGACTTGAGAAATTCAGGCTCAATGCCGCCATAGGCCGGGACGCCGATGTAGACCTTCATCAGGCCGCCGTCAGGATGCCCAGGGCGATCAGCTGCGTGCGCAGCGAGTTGGCGAGCGTCTGCGTGGTGGTGGCATCGGTCGCCGCGGCGGCCACGGTCAGGGCGACCGCTTCACCGTCGGCATCGGCATACGTCACGGGCTGGGTCAGCACCGTGCCGGCGCCGATCGGGCCGGTGAAGAAGTTGGTGTTGCTGCGATCGGAAACGTTCGGGTTTGCCATTTCGGTTCTCCAGCGGGCCTCAGTGCGAGGCCCGCGTTAGGGACTCAGCGGTTAGGCCGGGGTCAGGTTGGCGGGGTCGTTGGCGACACGGCACGCCCACTCCGGACGCAGAGCGCCGAAGCCCCACATGATGTCGAAGCGGGTCAGGTTCATGTCGTTGATCGCGTCCGACGCTTCCACGACGCGCATGGAGATGCCCTCGAACTCGCGGCGGCTGTTCTTCCAGCCGGTCAGTTCGGGCAGGTCCACGGTGACGAACTGGAACGCCTCGGGGCGGTACGCCAGGTTGATGCCGTAGGTGTCGCTGGCGGTGCCCTGCACCACCACGTCGCCGCCATCGGTCGGCGAAGCGGTCACGTTCTGCTCGCTGCCGGTGACGGTGACGGCCGGGTACACCTGCAGGTTGCCGGGGCCGGCCAGATCGGCCGTGACGACGAACTGGCGCAGGTAGCCCAGCGACTGCTTGGTCTGCGGATGCACCGCCACGCAACCGGCGAAGGTCACGATGTCGCCGGTCAGGAACGTGCCCGTGCCGGTGTCGATCGCGATGGAACTGCCGGTCTGGTTGGCGCCGTTGATGTCGTACAGCGCATTGGCGGAGCCGCGCTGGTGGACCGGGGCGACCGTGGTGCTCGACCAGTCGAAGCCCGAGGCGCGACCCATCACGCCCTCTTCGTACTGCACCTTGATCTGCTGCTGGCTGTTGAACAGCCCCGACAACGCCGGGATGATCGTGGTGTCGGCGGCGTTGTTGGTCAGCATCCGCTTGGTGCCCTTGCCGCCGCCGTTGTCCTCGATGTACTTGCGGGCGATGTTCGCGTAGGCGAGCTCGGTCCACTGGGCATCGGGGGTGCCGGTCTGGTTCGGGGTGGCCTGATACGCCAACTGCAGCACGTCGGCCTCGACCGTCACGGCCAAGTCCGCCACCTGCTGGCTGATGTAGCGGCGGTCGAACTCCTCGATGTCCAGGGCCAGCTCGGCGCTGGTGTACTGGATCGAGAAATTCACCTGGTCGCGGATGGTGACCGGCTGCACCAGCGTCTTCATCGGCGCCGGGGCGGCCACGCGGCCGTGGTTGATGACGGCGTGCTGCGGGATCGGCACGCGCAGCTGGTCGCCGATCTTCGGGGTGCCCTTGAAGTCCTTTTCATAGGTCTTCGGGATGGATTTGAGGAACTGACAGGCTTCGCCGAAGCGCATCAGGGCGCGGTCGGCGATCATGTCGGTGGTCAGCAGTTCGTTTGCCATGGTGGCGTGCCTCTATCTCGGAAGGTGGGTTAGCCCTTGCCGGCCTTCCATGCGCGGATGCGGTCGGCCGTGCTGATGTCCGGCGAGCGGACGTCGACAGCAGGCTTTCCAGCACCGCTCACGGTCTTGGGCGGCGGCGGGGCGTTGGTGGTTTTCTTGGGTGGGAGAACCGCGGCTTGTGCCGGCGGCTCGTCGCTGAACTTGTCGGCCAACTTGGCGACCTCGCGCACCCGTTGCAGGGGCGACAGGGCCAACAGGCGATCGGCTTCCGCAGGGTGCTGCGTGAGGTGGTGGGCGATTTCCAGGTCGTGCTCATCGCCCAGGAACAGGTCCACCAGAGGCTTGAACTTCGGATCGGCGTTGAGCGGCGAGGACTCGATGTCCTCCCACGCGCCCGCGCCTACCCGCGCCTCGAATGCGTCGATCTTGGCCTTGAACTCGTCAGCGGCAGCGGCGTGTTTCTGCTGCTCGACCTGTGCCAGTTGCTCGCGCTTGTAGTCCTCGACTGCTTGCCGGGCCAGATACTTCTGATAGGCGACCGGATCGAAGTCGAAGTCTTCCAGCGTCTTCTCGGCTTGACCTGGCGGCTCGGCCTGACGCTGTGTCTGTGCAGGCGGTGGGTTGGCCTGCATCTCGCGAAGCACCTGCTCACGGGTGCGAGCGGCAGTCACCTGCCGTTCCCGTTCCAGCCTTTCCTTCATCCAGCGCGGAAGGCGTTGTTCCTTCCGTTCCGGCGAGGCCGCGGCTGGGGCGTGGTCCCCTTCCGGGGGCGCCTCCTCGCCCGAATCGGGCGGGGCTTGCGTCTGCTGCTCCGACTTGGCCGGCGCGTCGGGTTTGGCAGGCTTGGCTG